TGCATGTCAATGGATAAGTCATAAGCTGCAAAAGTTTGGCCACCCACGGGTATGTAACCAGGGCGCCCAGATTTCACGGCGACATTCTTTGCTAGAACCTTCGCACACATGCTTAAAACGTTGCGTAAACCGTCCAAATTGCCTGGCCCTAGTGTCACTACTTTTACCGAAAAATTCATGGTGACGATGTTGTAGTTAAAGGCGTCAAAACTGGGTGCGTCAATAAACACGCACGGTGGGTTGATCTTTTCAGGGTCAAACACCACACGCATGCCAGTAATGGTTGCCAAGGTTGCCGCCAGGTCATCTATGGCCTCATTAAACAGGTCGGTGTAAACAGTCATTACGCAACCGCAGGCCGTGGGATACCAGCCAGTTGTTTGATTAACGGCGACAGCCCAGACACGGTGGCGTTACCCATATCGCTAAAACTTGCGAATTGGTCAATGGCGCCACGTTGCCTGTAAATCGAGCCACCCATCATAATCGTGGCTAGCTCTACGTCACCGCTGGGGACCGTAGTCAAAGAGTCCGTATACCCTGACTCTTGACGTCTACGAAAAATGAAGTTGTTGGCGCTTGAAGCACATTGAGCCAAGAAAGCGGTTTCGTCAACACTTGCCAAAGCAATGCCTAGCCAAGTGCCAATCTGTGTGCCGGTCACCCAAGTACAAACTTCGTTATATGTCAGGGTGCCTTGCGGTATTGCAGCTGTGCGGTCTAGGTCGTCGCCAGCGTCATAAAACAACACTTGGTTAGGTATCGGGTAATTGAAATCAAATGTTAGATCGCCGTTACTGGTAACACCCGTAAACAGGTAGGCAGGCAAAGCGTAAACATTGTGCGTACCGTTTAGCCCGTGGCCTAAGCTTGCCAGCGTAAACGGTAAGCCCAAATCTAGTTCGGGTTCTGTCAACGTTTGTACAACAGCGTAGTTATCTAAACGCTGATGAAACGTAACTTGGTAAACAGCCATGGGCGGCTAACCACCTTTCAAGTTGGTGGTCAGGCAATAGCGATTGACTTAACCTGGTCACCGTCAGCGATGAACGTACTTGCATAGCCATGGTAACTGAAGACCTTGCCGAGGGTACCCGGTTCGTCCCTCGTCATAATTCCACGAATTTGCTCATAGTACTCAATGGCCGAGCCACGAGCTACAACCATGGTGTTATCTGCAAATGCACGGTCAACAACAAGGTTGAGGCCCAACGGGTTGAAAGTGTTCATCTGGGTAACGTTTGCAGAACCAATTCCGTTAATACCCATCAAACCTGCGACGCCTGTGTACGGAAAAATTGGTCGCTTGTCTGCGTCGAGTTGGCTACCCAATTTTTTCCAAACATCTGGTGACACAAAAATGTGGTCAGGCAAAAAGTTGGTGGCGGCCAAAATGTCGGTTGCGGCGTCATACAAAGCCGAAATTAGTGAACTTGGGTCGTTGGCGGTAACTGTCCAAGTTGAACCTGAAGCGGTGTCACCAGCAAGAATTGCGGCACACAGCAAAGCGTCGGACTGAATCATGTATTGACCAGCGAGGTCACGCAACACAATTTCAAGCGCACCAGGTGACGTAAAGTCAATATCTTGTACCGAGAAGGTCACCTGGCCTGCCAAAGTGGTCTTAGAAATTACGTTCGAGGCAATCACGGGGGTGCGTGCAGTAACGGCGCCAAGTTCTGAAGCCTGCGTGCCAACTTCGGTGTGGGTTGTCCAAGTCGGGCGAATCCAAGTTTTCTGGTTTCCACCGTCCGGCATGGCACGGGCGCCAACAGCTGTAACGACAGGCCTGATGTAGTTCAGATCCTCAAACACAGGGCCGAGCACGTTGACATTTAACAATCCAGGCGAGTCCGTGGTGACTGAGTCGCCAGCGGCGGCCTGCAATGCGGTTTGGCGTGACTTCATCACTTCAACAGCTGCGGCATTGACACGATTCCAAACTTCGCCACCAATGTGGTAGGCGGCGAGGTATTCGCCAGCGGTTGGCATACCGAAATTACGCTTTGGTTGCGCAAAAATTGGTGCGGTTGGGATTACGGTTTCTTCAACAACTGCGGGGCTGGTTTCCATTTTGGGTTCTTCCTTTGGTGTTTCGACTTGTGGCGCTTCCGCCGCTACTTGACTGATCGTAGCACCAGCAAAAGCAGGCGTGGGGACAAGGGAAAGTTCTACCCAGTCAGCCGCCAAAATTGTCATGTTGCCGTTGTCGTCGTATTTAAATTCTGTGGGGTTGACACCAACTGAAACGCTGTCAATGACACCGTCAGCTGCGAGCACTAGAGCTTCGTCGCCGGCACGTGTGTTTGACACTTTGGCTGTGAAGTACATGGCTTCAGGGCTGTCAACACGCTCTGCAACCAAACCAACGGGCTGGGTTGAATCGTGGTACATGTACAAGCGTGGTGCTTTGCCTTCAACGGGCAAACTGCCTGGTGCGAATTGCACGGTGGTGCCATCGCTGACAGTTGCGAAAGTGTTGTAAGGCACTGCAATGCCAGTGATTGTTCGGCGTTCTTCACCGTCTGGGCCTGCAGCTTCGACAGCAAAAGTGTTTGATGTAAAACGAATCATGTTGCTAGTTCCTCTTGTGTGTTCTCTTGTGGTTGTTGTTCTGGTTGGTACATTTCGGCACCTTCAGTTTTTAGATAGTCTTCATAGTCCCATTTAACATAGGTGCCACGGGGCAGTTGCTGACTAAGGGCGCTAGTAATCGCTTTGGCATACATTGACAGGCCGAAAGTCCAAAGATCAGACTTGGCGCTGTCGCTATTTGTGTATGCGTAACTACCTGTTGAAATACCCAATAGATACGGGGGTACATTGCACAAGTTAGCGATTTGCTTACTTTGATATTCGGCGGCGTCAATTAACAGCATTTTGTCAGGTGTCGCTGTTGTTTCTGTGTACGTTAAAAATTCGTTTAGTGCCGCTGTTTGGTTTGACATTCGAGCCTGGTTAAACGCTTCAGCCAATTGTGCTAATTCAAGAGCTGACAAGGGCTCGCCGCCAATTTGTCGAAGCACGCCGGCTGGAATGGCGCTTGAACTATTCCTGTACCTGGCTTCTTCTAGTTTTAGAGCTGTGTTAATGGTTTGCTCTGACATGAAGATCATGCCTTGGGTTGGGCTGTAGATCTGTACAACATCGGCAGGGTCTAAAGCGCCGCCGTTGAAATAGATTTCTTTTGACTTACCAAACCACACCGGGCCAACAGCATCAGCCGTGGTAATTGAACCCTGGGGTAGACGGGTGGCGCTGGCCATGTAACCGTCTTTTGTGCGGCTGGTGATGTACAAAAAGCAACGGCCATAGAAGAAAAGGTCGTCAAATACCCACGGAAATAGGAAATTGTTTGGCATTTCGGGGTCTAGTTGTTTTAGCCAGGAACGTGGCGCCAGCGGTACGGTTTCCATTTCTTGACCGTTCCACATTTCGGTGCACATTTTTAGTTCCATGTTTGCTAGCACTGAGGCCATCAGGTCACGGCTTCGACTGATAGCGGCCACACTCATTGCACGGTTACGCAACAGGCCAGCTTGGTATGACCAGAAATCGCCAATAAAATTAGGGTTAGCAGTTTGCGACGAATAATAAGAGCCACCAACCGCAGCTGCTTGCACAGTCGGTTCAGGTTGCGGCGAAATTTGCGCCTTATTCACTTTGTTACTTGTAAATAATCCCATGGTGTTTCCTTACGGGGGTGTCCCTGCCCTGCCCGACGCAGGACAGGGACTAAACAAACATTAGCGTGGCACGGGTTCACGGTGTCCTAGACACGGCAAACATGGGTTTGCCAACAACCTTTGGCCGTGAACTTTCGGCGATCGCCCACGCCATGCACCGGCACAGCTCTATTGGGCCTGGGGACTTTTGCGAGCTGAGAACAACACCGCCACCAGTTTTGGTTAGCACTGCACGGTTGACATGTTCGGCTAGTGCCAGTTCGCCACGGTGCCGTACCTTGCCTTCCACAATCATCTTTTGAATAAGGCCCGAATACTTCAACAGTTCGCCGTAACCGATAACGCTACTTCGACGTTCCAAATGTTTCGGCAAATGCAAATGCAGGGCTGGCGTAATGACCAGACTGGTGGCCGTGTCTGCCATGACCCGTTCTACTTCTTCCCACATGGCGTCTTCGGTGTCCACCATGAATTCGACACACACATGCGCTTTGGATTCAAACACCGATGACCTAACGCCAACATAACGCCCATCAGTTAGGTCGGTGTCAACAGCCAACACGCCGCCTGGTGGCATAGGTTGGTCAGTTTTTTGTTTGTCCCAAACGCCAGGTTGAAGCCAGGCACCACGGGCCGAAACCCACATGTTTAAGTGGGCACGCAGAAAACTGTCTTTTTTGCTGACAGCCCTAAGCGCTTCAATGGTTACGGTTTGCCCCATCGCTGGGTTCGCCATTTCCCAATTGCTTTCCAATCGGGGATCACTGCCAGGCTTCATGCTGTATTCAGCGAAATACAAACTGCCAGTTGTGCCGGTATCTATCTCAGATATCGCCTGTTCTCTAAATTGAATCATGGCGGCGCTTGACTCATCGCCAGCGGTAGACCACATAGACAACAACGGTGACTGCCTAGCAATCTGACTAGGCCGTAACGCTTCATCGACTACCGCCGCTGAAATGTTCCAAAGTTCGTCAATCACAATTAGGTCATAACTACCGCCGTGCAGATTTGGTGTCGCAGCTCTAACTTCCCACGTTGACCCATCAGGCATTTTTACGGACTTACGGCCCATAGCGTTGGCAGCTTTAGCCCCAAATTTGTCAACAAGTATTGGGGCGATAAAACCGAATATGGCTTCGGCACGGTCAAGTTTGTTAGCCACCGAAAGCACCGCTTGGGGCTTACCACGCATAGACGCCAGTTCAGTAATCCACCAACCAATCATGGCTTGCAATGCAACAGACTTGCCCTGCTGTCTAGCCGTAGATACCAGAGCTTCACGAAACTGCAGATTGCCTAAACCGTCATGGCAAAGTTGGCCAGCAATCACATGCTTTTGCCAGGCCATCAGTTCAATGCCCATATGCAAACTAGCCCACTGGGAAATCCCCTCCCCAAAACTGTGCTGATTTAAGCCAACCGTTTCGAGTCGTGGTAAATGCTTTTCAACCACGGCCAGTTCGGGCTGGTTACCGCCAGTTTCCCCCAAAATGTTTTCGAAGCA